GTGCTTACCAAAAATGCTGAACTACTTCTTAAAAGTTTTATAAATAATAACTTTGACCCCATTAACCCCCATGTTTCTTATTTTTCTGAAGGTGAAATATTTAGTAAATCTCCTATCAAAGGAGAAAAGAGAACAGAAATTGCATTATCAGAACTGACAGACGCAAAATACATAGAAAAAATGACGGCTGTATACTGTATAACCACTTCTGGATCAACATATTTTGATTTAAAAAAAGATCAATTTTAACAATAAAATCGTCTGGAATATTGTCGTTCCATCAGTCCTTGGTCTTATAGGAGGCATGTTACCCACACTAATTATGTGGCTAATAAAATAGAAATAGATTCATCAAAAATCAAATGGAATAATGCTACAAAATATCAACACTTTGCATGATATGTTATTTCTTCAATATCACTTTTTTCAATTTCTTCGTAACCAGTCGGTTCATCGCCAAGATTATTATCAGCCACAAATTCAGCAAGATAAAAACCATTACTAAGAACATTTGCGATTACTGTTGTTCGCCCATCTTTTAAGCGAACAACATCATTTTCATGGATTATCATTAACTTCGTCCTTTCATATCAATATAGATACTAGTCAACCTAAAATCCTACGGCCCAAGAATCCAACCTGTCTTTATAGGTTGATGCGGTGGCTGAGAACGTCATTTTTTCGATTTCCGATAGAACAAGCACTCACAAACGTGAGTGCTTGTTAGTTATTAAGAAATAACTCGGATAACATCTCTAATAGCAACAATCGCTAAATCTAGTGTATTACCATCATTATCCATGACTTCTCCAACATAGTGATCTTTGTCAGCCAAAGGTTCAACTATCACCATCTTACGGCCATCATTTAATTCAACATAATCATATTGTTTAAAAATCATACTAACCATCCTTTTTGGTATTAATATATGCACTAGTAAGTCTCAGTCCATCATCGTCTAATATCCAGCCAGTTGTTACAATCCTTTGTTCACCATTTATTCCTTTGATGAAAATTCGTTGTTCATAGCTTGCACCCGAAAGTTGTATATCTCACGGAATATGAGTCCATTTCACGTAGCAAGAACGCTGCAAAAAATATCAAATAAAAAAAGATAACCCCGGGAGCAAAGGAATTCTTAGTTAGCAACGCCAACCTACTCGCATCCGCGAACCCAGCTTTATCCCTCTCAAGTTATCTGACGCCTAAAGTATAAAATATTATTATTTTTATTGCAACTAGTGTGGAGGATGTCTAAAAAAACAATTCAATAAACCACAGAAAAACCGCTCTACACCAGGCCTTCACCCGGTATAAAGCGGTTTTACTTGTATTAACGTTTTTATGCAAAATGCCGACTAGCGGTATTGAAAATGTACATTTATCAGTGTTTTAACAAAAATACGTGTAAATACCGTGCATTATAATTCATCAATCATTTGTTGACTTGGTTCAACCATATTGTTGACCAAATCACCGATTTCATAAATGGTTTGATTATCGTGCATCACTTTATCAAATTCATGATACAAATAATTGAACATCAACTTGTCGTCAGTGTTTGGTGATTCCTTGTATAAGTCCAATTGACTTTCAAGAATTTCTTTAAATTCCAATCGGAACACTTTCTTGATGACATCGTAATTTGCTGGCAGTTCAACATCGTTGATTCTTTTGTCGTATAGGTCAGATAGTTTTTGAGCCGTTTCAAGTGTCATATTTTCAATTGGACGTGTGCCATTCATAAATTTACTAATTGAAGACTGGTTGACACCTGTTTCCTTAGCGATAGCATATCCACTTAATCCGCTATTGAATAGTATTTCAATTTTTTGTTTAATTTCCATAGTAATCCCCAAATAAAAAAGCCCTAAGGCTTTAGACCATGCTACATACCATCATGTCTAGTGTATGAAACAATTCATCGTCTGATACTTGACGGCGACCACAGTCGCGCCAAATCTTCATTTCACATCCATCAAGCATCATCAATTCTTCACCTTCATAAGTGGCACGAATTAAATCCTTAATTCTTTCAGGTGTAACTGTCTTCAACACGTATCGTTCGTTCATAATATTTTCCTCTTTCTTTCTGTTCTTGACTATATGTATAGTATAGTACATAAGTACTATAATGTAAACACCTTTTGCGAAAGTTTTTTTATTTATTTTTAGGCAACAAAAAAAGACCCGCACAATTGCAGGCCTCATAGTCAAGAACTCTCGAAAAGAGTTATCTAAATTGTATCATATTTACGGGGCAATGCCCCATTGATTACGCATGTTCCCAGAACTTCTTGGCATCGAACCAAATGATTCCATTACCGTCTAAGAAATCAATTCCGACTGCCCCGTTGTCACCAACATTTGGCAAATATTTGTCAATTGTTCCACGTTGATATTCAGCCTTGAAACGAACCGTTGCACCATCGTTGAACGACCGACCAGCGGGATCAGATAAATCATCCAACAATTTAGTTGGAATACCGTTATCTGTCCAGTCAAACGGGTCGGCAGTCAATTCATCAATTTCTGATTGGTAGATTCCGTTTTGCAATTCCGTGTGGTTGTTGACCATCGTGCCTTGCAAGACGAAACGGTCACCACCGTTCTTGAAGTTGTCGATGTAAGTCTTACCAGTTGAACTAGATGCCGTTGGCTGTGAAGTTGATGTTGGTGCTGATTGTGATGGCACATAGTTACCGCCTGCATTGATGGCGTTTGCTCGGTCGGCAATTTCTTGCAACTTACCACGCAATTGTCCAGGACATGCAGTTGAAGTGAAGTCAGAGTGTGGGAACAAGTTCTTGCCAGGTACAACTAGACCCAAACCGTAACGGTTAGCAATGTCTGCTACCAATTTAGCCGATGCTTCCACCGTTGCTTGTGCAATGTCATAAGTTGGTGCGCCGTTGATGTTACAATGTTCAATTCCAATTGATGTCAAGTTAGCATTCCAGTCACCAGCATGCCAAGCTGTATTATCTTCATCAACATATGCTCGAATTTCACCGTTCTTACCGATACCATAATGTGCTGAAGCCTGGCGACTGTTCCAAATACCGGGAACTGAATCATAATCAGTAGTCGCCATGTGGTGGATTACAATTTTATTAATTGAGTTTCCCTGACGACCTGCCGTGTAATTAGGAAACGACTGAAATCCGTAAGGCGTTGCCAATCCTGATACTGTCATGTGTTTTTTCCTCCTATATAAAAAAGACATCCAATAAATGGATGTCCTAGTGTTCAATTATTTAGTTGTGCCGATGGCGTTCAAACGAATAACCGCTTGTTCTACCACAGCGCCGATTTGTTCTTGTGAGAACTTGCCAGTCAACTTATTAGCCACTAGGCGACTAGTGACCAATTGCATGGCCTGTGCCTTCTTATCAGGGCCAGCCAATGTAGTTGATTCTGCCATCGAGACAGCTTGATCCGCCCAAGTAAGAAGCATTTGCAAATTGCCATTCTTAGTTTTTGTCTTCAAAAACTGAACAGCGCTGTGTGATACGTATGCCAAGAATGGCGTTAAGATTGTAGCCAATGCAGTAAGCAAATTTGTGTCCATTATTATTCCTCCGTTTTTCCTATTAATACCTGTAACCGTCCAATTTGAACTTCATGAGTGTTTACACGGTCTTCCAGTTCATCAGAATGTGAACGGATTTCCCGTAACGTGTCATTTAAACCCTTGAATTGGTCGGTTAGGTATTTGATTTCACGTAAAAGGGGATTCAAGACAATTGCCTTAAATCCCCATCCCAAGCCGGCAAGGATTGCACCACAGATAGTCACCAGTGATGAAACATCCCCTATATTTTGAACAGATAACATCTTATATCTGTCCTCCTTCCCCCACGTTTTCTGATTCTACTGGTAAACAACACCAGTAATTTGTTGGAACTGGTCAGCAGTAATTGCTTGAACGATAACCCAATCTTTCAAACTATCGTTAGTCTGTAGGCCCATTTCATACCACGACTTTAAAATATCAAACATTACTTAGCCTCCTTCTCCAGTACAGCTACCCGTTGTGATAAGGTAATGTTTTGCTTCAACAATTGGTTAGCAACCGTGCTTATCTGTTGCTGATAAGGGTCTGGTGTTGATTGTTGTTGTGCTTGTTGCTGTTGCACCCATTGTTCACGTGTCACAGTACCAGTCCATGCTGAACCGTTCCATGTCGGTTCAATATAACCAGACGTTGCTGGGTCAACCGTTGTTGAATTATCTGGCTGTTCTTCTGTGAAAACAGCACCAGGAATAAATTCTTTGGTTGCTGGGTCAAATTTAAAATACCATTGTTTTTCTGCCATGTTTTATTCCTTTCTATCAAGATGGGAAGCTATCTTTTGTTTGATAGATAACTGAACCTTCAACACCGTGGGTGTTGTCGTCTTCAGCAAGTGATGTTGTCATAATTGTTCCATCGGTCTTGATAACAAACATCATAAATTTAGACCAAACTGAAATAACTGGGAATCTTGTTTCAACAGATGGACGATATCCGATCGGCATTGTTCCCATCAAATTATTTGCACTAAGACCCTGGACGTACCCGTTAAATTTAACAGAAACAGTATTATTCATCCGATGCGCTTCAACCATTAGCTTTGATGAATTGTCCATGAATTTAGCTATTTTTTCTGTTTGGTTAGGGTTTACTACTAATTGACCATTTACAGTCAAGTCTTGAACCGTTGGACTATAACTGGTACTTGTAAGCTCTTTGAAATTGGCATCAATAGTGGATGCACCATTATCCATACCTTTAAAAATCTGTTGCATGTTTTACCTCCTTAAGATAAGACAAATTTTAATGTCTTGATTCCGTCAATTAAGTACCAAACGCCGTTGTGATGTTCTAGTGTTCCGCCTTGCTGATAGTCAGCGGGCAAAATCACCTTGACGTTGTTCACGTCAGAATAGACAACTTGATTTGATACTGATACCGGTTGCGAACCTCCAAATAGTCCACTAGGTGCAGTATCAAGACCGTTTGTTTCCGTTCCGATTGCCCAATCGTAAGTGAATACACTTACCTGTGGCATGCGGTTTAAGTTGTGGTTGATAGCGACTTCAAACCCTTGTGGCACGTATTTAGTAATTAGTGCTTCAATATTTTCAAAGCGCGCATCTATCGTGCCAAACTTTCCGAAATTGGCACTGTCACGGGCATCAATCACTTCACTATCACTTGTTGCCGAACTGATGACGTTGGTGAACTTACCTTCCAAATCAGTCTGGCGTTGTTCAACGGCCGTTTGTCGACTGACGTTATCGTCAATCATGGCTTTGTTGCTGGCCCACTTGGTGGAGAGCCATTCCACGAACAGCGCCATTGCTTCACGAACATCAATGCCCCACTGCTTTTGTCGCAACCAAGTTGCCAATGTCCGGCTTTTTGCATCGACAATACCGTTTTGAATGTCGCCAGTAAATCCATTTTGGTCAGGAATATGTGACGGGTCACGATATTCATCACCATTACCAGCTGTTGGTGTTGTGTCAACAAATGTGTTATTGTCAGCCATTCAATTACTCCTTTCTCAAATATTGGTTCTTAAACCTATCTGAATAATTCTTACTCATATCAACGTTGCCAGTAATACCACTGACTGAACCTGTGCTTGTGTACTGCCACAAATCATAATCGTGGTCAGGTGGTGTGTCACGGTATGCCGGAACAATTACAGACCCCGCACGACTAACATTCAGGTTCAATTGTGTGTATAGCTGGTTAGCAACATACAAGACTATCTTGTTATCTGGCACACCCAGGCTGTTCAATTGGTTCATATAGGATTCTACAGCACCTCTCATATCTGAACCATTGGCAGCCTCCACATCTATCATGTAGAACCGCGGTTGTTTACCAGTACCAACAACCGCTTGTGTACGGTTATATAAATTAGTAGCCTCTGTCACGGCCTCAGTCGCTGTCCCTGCTGTCATATAAGAATACACAGCATAGTTAGCCGATAACTGCATCAGCCCCTTAATGTTGTCCTTATACGTCAGGTCTTCATGCCCTGAACCGTACTGAACTCGAACAATGGCCAACCCTAACCCAGCGCCAACAACTGCTTGCCAGTCTATCGTTTTCTGCCATTCCGATACATCAATGATGTTGCCATCGTAATATTGAACAGTATTATTCTGCATTGACTGCTTAATCTGTTCTTGCATGTAGTTGATAGATGCTTGGTAGTCTAATTGGTACTGTGAAAATGTCCGATTCTGTGTACCAATTTTCAACGACAAGGCGTGTGGCCGTGTGATGTCAATTTTCTTTTCCACTACCTGTAGTTCTTCAGTCACATTGATAAAATCGTCACGAATTGGATAATAATTACCCAAGTCAAAGGTCTTATAACTATCATCAAGTAGTGAAATATCCACCACATCGACTGTCCATGTCAGCAATCCAACACGTTGGTTTGTTAAATAGTCCTGACCTTTCGACATCAAGATACTTGGCACATTGACATTATTCCAGCTGACCGCCTTTTGGATAATCCCAAACCGATTTTCTAAGGCGCTATCAGACAAATACCGAACACCGCTATTCACTGACTCAATCGTCACGTGCGGCTGTGCAGAATCACCTGATAAACTATTATCTGATGTTTCTTGAATAGTTGCACCGACTGGCACTAATCTTGTGATGATGTCACGCACATCATATTCACGTTTCGCACTTTTCAAGTTCTTACCTAATTTAATGGGTGTGTCGATATGTTCACCAACTGAACTTAGATAGTCCAACACTAACTGGCCACTATCATCACGATGCCAAATTAAAAAGCCACCTAAGCGACTTATCAGTTTGTCTTTAATTGTGTCAAAAGTGTCCGTTGCATCATCAGTGAACCGATACACATTATCAGTTGAATTAGTCACAGTCACACTGCCTAGTTTGAACTGTTTCCAACTTTCAACTTGGCTGTTGTGTGTGTCGATAATCATTTGCAAGAAGTCACGAATGCTCGTGTTTTGCACCTTGCGATATACTTGCGTGCTGTCATGCAAATACGCCAAACAGTCTTCCGCTTGGATAACTTGTGTGTGTGTATTGCTAAATGAACCGTCTATCTTGACGATACGGCCATCAAACACCGCTTTACCTGTGCCAGTATCAACCACCTTAACCAGGTTCGCAATGGCCTCTGATTGCCGATACAGGCTGTTATCCATGGCGATAGTGAATGAAGCAGTCGATACACCGTTGAACAGCAAATCGACTGAACCATCTAACACCTTGTTCCCAAAGTTCTTTGGTTCGTGTAAAACCTGTCCAGTCGTGTCGTTAGCATTCTTATATACAATTACTCGATACATTTATAGCAACACCTCACTTTGAATGACAAAACGAACTGTAGCCGTTCCATGCACCGTAATGTGATTATTGCCTGACTCTAAACTAAACAAATAATCCTTGCTTTTTGTTGCATCAAACGTGTATGATTGACCGTTTTTGACGATAGTAATTGGCCCACTAGTAACAACTGATGGACTTAATGAGTTTTCGCCGATGTTCATCAAATCAATATCCATGGTGTTTTGAACACTGTACGAAAATGGTTGCATGAAGTCGTTTATCAGGTCGAAATTATCCCAATCATCAAACGTATCAACATCAGTATTGTTCTTTATAGCAAATGGATATAATGAAAAATCAACTGTCAGTGACAATGTTCTACCGCCGGCATCATCGTCAGCTTTCACGGACTGCACCTTACCAACCCAGTAATATCCTCGGTCATGGCTATCGTATAATCGTGTATCGACTGGTTGCATCAACAACCGCTTGCACTTGTTTTCAATTGCTTTTCGTGTGTCGTAATCGACATTGAAGATTGAAAATTTATAAGTGATAGTCCGTTGATTATAAAACCGCTCGCCCGTGATATTTGAAAAATCCAAGACACCATTTGAGTAGTTCAGATTTTCTGTCACCGTCTTTTCAGATGGCGTATCAGCTGACCGGTCGATAAGATAAAAGCCTTCATCTTTTGAGTTGAATTGACCAAATTCAATATATTCAGTGATTTCAATCATAGTTGATTCCGACTCCTGTCTGTCATAATGTTACCCAACGCACCATCATAGCCATTAGCTGTTGCGCCGATGAGCTTTTGACTGTCAATTGCGATAACATGACCATTTTTCACTGCTTGAACTAATTCTTGCAATAGTCCATTTGTTGAACCATTTGCATTTAGTTCAACCGAACTATAGTTACTACTTGTTGCTGTTGTGTTAGCGCTTAGCTGTCCACTGAAGTTAGTCTGCAAATCGTCCGCCATACCAGCTACATTTGACTGAACATCCTTGAAGGAGTCATTCAATCCTTGGTTCAGTCCGTCCATGATGGCATTACCTGCCGGAATCAAAAGACGGGCATCATAACTGATCGGCCCTTTATGTTCTTTAATCCAATCAGCGATACCAGACACAAACTTCTTACCAGCATCCCATGCTGATGTAAGTCCCTTAATGAAGCCATCAATAATTGCTTTACCAGCTCCAAGCAAATCAATATGTGACAATGAACTAAATGTGTTTTTGACACCATTGACAATCGAATTAACAATTGCGCCCATTCCACTGATTGCATTTGAAAACTGGCTAGAAATCCAACCGCCGATTGCGCCGACAATCTGAACAATACCGTTCAAACTATTTGTAAAGATACCCTTGATGGCGTTCCAAATAGCTGTGGCGATATTAGCCAGTGAGTTCATTGCACCTGACCAATTTCCAGTCAGAAGATTAGTGATGAAACTGATGATGTTAGCAATGATATTGATTGCAGTAGAGATGATAATAACAATGTTATTCCATACGACTGAAATAACGGTTGCAATGATATTGAATACCGTTGTAAATGTGATCATGATTGAATTTAATACTGTTGAAATGATATTAAACGCAACACTTAACCACATTCCAATTCCATTTACAATTGCTCCAAGGATTGGAACAATTACCATCTGAATGGCCTGCCATACTCCTTGTAAGAATGGAACTAAGAAATTAAATGCAAGAGTTATATAACCCACCAAAGCTGTAATCGACACGATAATTGGTGCAAAAGCAATTGCTATTCCAGCTAAAATGACCGGGAAAGCTTGCTTAATAGCTGACCAGATATTCATAAATGAATCGGCCAGTGGCTTAACGCTTTCTACAAATGATTTCCATGTGTTAACGGCTACCGATACAATACCGTTCCACAATTTTCCAAAAAATTCAGCAACCGGTTGCCATACTGGTTGAATAAATTTAACTGCTGAAGTGAATACATCAGTAATAGCATTCCAAACCGTCGTTGCAACGTTTACCAATCCTTTCCAAGCGCCTGACAGCCAATTTACAAATCCGGACCACATTTGTTGCCCGGTTTTTGTTGAAGTGAAGAACCATGTTAATGCACCGATAACTGCCACAATTGCCATACCAATTGCCACAAATGGGTTTGCACCAGTAGCAACATTAAAAGCAACCATGGCCGCCTTGGCTGCACCTATTTCTTGCTTTACATTCTTAAAAGCAAAAACAACTAATTGGATTTCTTTAGAAACGCTACTAATAACAGCAATTGTTTTTGTGACAGCAACAAATCCCTTAAATGCAAGTGTTGCCGAAACTACTCCAGCGATTAGTGGTGTTATCCAATCTTTGTTGCTTTTAACAAAGCTAACTAATCCAGCTATAACATCAGCTATTTGCTTAAACGCTTGAACAATTGTCGGCATAGCACCTTGAATTGAAGCGTTGATAGTTTTGAAACTATCATTGATAGCAACTTTTGCTTGGTTGAAAATACCAGCAATACCACCATTTACACCAGCTGACTTAATACCGTTATCAATAGCTGTGATAGTGTTAGCCATTCCATTGACAACTGCATTACGCATGTTGGTGAATGAAGTACCGATACCACCTGTTGCTGTTCGTGCCGTACTTGCAAAACCATTGACACCACCATCTAATTCAATGAACTTTTGGTTCATCTGATCAGTTGTAATCGTTCCTTTTTGAAGAGCGTTATACAAATCTTTCTGTGCCGATTTTCCAGTAAAGCCAAATGACTTAGCAACCTCATTCAAAGCGTATGGCATTGTTTCAGTCAATGTCCGCCAAGACTGCATATCAACTTTTCCGGCCGCCAGCATTTGACTATACTGTTCAACCCCACGACTGGCATCAGCTGAACTTGCTCCAGATGCCAAAAAAGCATCATTCAAAGCATTGGCAGTTTCAGCACCAGCTTTTGCTGAACCAGTTAAGATTGAAAAGCTTTGTGCATTCTTAGTGATATCTTGCAATGTAGTTGGCAAACCATCAATTCCAGCTTTTAACAGTTTGACAGCTTCTTGTGTGTCATTGGTGGTATATCCCATCTGTTTCATGACTTTTGGATATTGGTTCAATGTATCGAATCGACCAACGGCACTTGAAACGCTGTCTTTAACAACGTCTAAACCTTTTTGAACAACAGTGAAAACACCAGCTCCTTTAGCCATGTCCATTAGACTAGCTGTTATTTTCTTGGGTTGTTCTGATACATCTTGCATGCTCCGATTGATTTTATCGAGCGGACCAGAAAACATATCTTTCAGCGAGAATGTCGCTGAAATACCATAACTTTCAGCCATTTATCATCCCCCTTTCTTTAATTCTTTAATTGCTTCCTCTCGTGCTCGTTTTGCACGATCAGATAATTTTTTATACTTATTTACCTTTTTTGAATCGTCATTCTTGTGTTCGCCAGTGATTTGATTTCTCAATTTATCGTAATCAGCTATATCAGTTGGCTTTTTAACAAGTGGATTACCATTCTTATCTGAACCATTAACAGTGGCATTAATAAAGGCAAAATTAGTCATTAGCTCTTGCTTATCAATTTCATGTAAAGCATTAGCTTTCTCACGAATTAGCAATTCATCAACGGTCATCATTTCGACCTGCTCGAGCGTAAAAGTTGGGCAAACAAAAAAAGCCCTACGCAATAACGTAGAGTAATTTATTTTGCTTCTTGAACGGCTTTCATCATTTTCTCTTCCGCTTGCTTGAACCCATCCTTGATTGGTTCGTAAACCATCTTGACTGTCTTCTTTGTTAGTGGACTTTCCAGTAATAAATTTTCAACCGCACCAAATGCATCATCTAAATTGTCAGCGTTTTCCAAATCTTCTTGGACCGTGTTTGATGAATTGCCTGTCATGGCTACCAAAGCAGATTTCAAAGCGAACACATCACCACCTACAATGCCCATGACAATGTTTCCAATCTTTTCCGTATTTTTTTGAAAATCATCATTGACGATATCAAAAGCCTTTAGTGCCTTAAACGTCATCTTCAATTCGTAATCGTGTCCGTTAATTTCAAGAGTCATAAATAAATCCTTTCGATCAAAACCGCCCCGGTTAGGAATTGTGTATTTCAATGGCGATTAAATTTTCAGTTACTTAGATGGTGTAACAGTTGACGTTGATGAACTGTTTGATGTGTAAACAGGTGTTTCATCAATTGGTGCAACTTCAACAGCACCCTTAACCGTGTCACGGTAGTAGTTCTTCACAGTGGCAACATCGACTGCCGAAACAGTAGCAAGTCCCTTGACCAATTCACCATTGATAGTCAATGTAGTCTTGATAGTCGTGTTAGATTCAACATCAGCTGGTGTTTCCCAATCTGACAAATATCCAACACCATACTGTGCTACATACTTGCCATTTTGTGGTGCTTGAGAAAAGTCGATTTCCCATGCTTCCAAAGCCAAGCCCTTCTTCTGTGCATAGGCCAACACTTGGTTGGTCAAGTCATCAGAAGCAATGGCTTCAATGTCGATGGTCGTTTCAAGTGAACCAACTGAAACAACTGAACCATCTTTCGTGGCCGTTGTATCATTCTTACGACTGTTCTTAATTGAATGAGTCGTTTGCAATGCTAAACGTGTTGCATCTGCCTTATCTTTGTCTTGAAAGAGGCGGAACATCAACACTTTGTCTTTACCTTGAACAGGTGTATTCATGCTTTAATCTCCTTTATAGATAACGAACATCCATTTCCAGAATTCCGTGCCACAAAGCAATTTCAGTTGTCCTATCAGGAATCATCTGACTACTTGTGTCCGTCACTCGGTATTTGAAATGTTCGGTTGTGTCATTACTAGCAATGGCTGTCTGCAAATCATCAATAATGTCCGCAACTTCTGACCGATAATTGAACTCTGCATACACATCAATTTGGATGTGTGTCGTTCCAAGTGTCCTGTCTTTGGTTGGAATATCTGTGTTTTGCTGATTTCCGACAAAAACAAAAGGATATGACTGATTTTCATCTGGCAAATAGTCAAATGTGTCATATCCTTGTTTCTGAGACAGCTCTATTATTGTCTGAAATATTTCGTTGTACGGGTTATTGCTCATTGCGCCAACCTCTTTAGTTTCGCTATGAAACTAGTTCTTTCTTTGATAAACGGTGTTCCAAGAAACTTCCTAGCCGGCATAAAACGTGTCCCGTATTCTTGGTATTGAGCGTAATCAGTTCCAAACTTAATTTCACCGGTCAAACCGGTATAACTAATTACTTGCGAACGTTTCAATGTACCACCAACGTAGCCCTTTGGCTTTTTGGTCTTAACCTCATAACGTTCACCCCATCCAACTGGAACAAGTTCAGCACTTTTTCTGGCAACATTGACAGTCGATTCTTTCACGATTTTTCGTGCAGTGTTCATCTTGCCAATCTCTTCGATGTGCTTGATTAAGTCGTCCATTCCTTGAAACTTCACACTATAATCTGCCATGATATTCCACCCCATAAATGGTCGATGACCGGTCAGTATAGTTACTATTCTTGATTTCATAGTTCTTACCAGCAACTGTAAAGAAACCAGACCGAACATCAACTTTATTTTGGAATCGAACAGCAACGCTACCTCGTTGTGCGGATCCAAACACCAAATTCTGTGCTTGAAAACCTAAACTAGTCACGTTGACTGGGTATATTTGTGGCTGATGAACTAACGAACCTTTTTCTTGCCTGACAAATGTCAATCGTTGGTTATATCTCATAGTTAGTCACCACATGATAATCTTTCCACGATTTCGTTCAGACATGTATCGGGCAATGGTCGTTGCGTATTCATCAAAGTCGCTATTAGGATAGCTAATTGATTCCCCTTCTTGTGAAAATGAAGAATAACCCTCATTTCCAAGACGGTTGTAACGTGCCAAAACAACATGCTGAATGATTGGTTCTAATTTGTCAGGAACGGTCGTTTCATCAACCAACATAGCTAGTTGGCTTCTTGTCATCGTTTCTAGTGTCGTGATGACATTGTCTTGAACGTTGTCTGTGATACCAGCTAACGTCTTGACAGTATCAAGAACACTTGGTGTATCACCCATTCAAGGCCTCCTTACTTTGAAGGTGTTGCTGATGCATCGGTTGATGCTGAAGCTGAAGCCTTCTTAGTGTTCTTCTTTGCGTTCTTGTCAGTAGAATCTACACCATCACCTGGTACTGTTCCCAATACATCGTCAGGTGATTGTGCCACGTTGATAGTGGCAAAGGCATCAGGACGTACAGGCAAAACGGCGATTGACATAGTAGCCTTCAATGCCACCATATCTTGTTCAAACAAGTTGACAGGTGAACCATCAGCATTTGTCAAAGTTGACAATTGTGCATCAGTTGACACCTCGACTTCCAAATCTCCAGGGATTCCATAGTACAGGTAGTCAAAGTTTCCATAGACCAATTCACCACGGTTCAAGATACCTGATTGAGTGTTAACAATAGGGCGACCGTCCAACTGTCCAGTTGCTGTGTTATACAAGTGGTCTGCATATTGTCCGCCGTTTGGTTGAACAGCAGTACGCAAGGCTGGTTGGTTCATCAAAGTAGAGATGAATGCATTACCTTCAATGTTTTTAGCATAAAGCTTGTCTTCAAGTGACAAGATGTTGTCATAGTTGATGTCACCAGTTACAGTCAGGCTGTTCTTAGTGGCGTTGTCAGCCAACGATTGACCATAAGGCGAATTTACACCCTTGATAACCGCCAAATCAATTGCCTTGTCAAATTGTTCAACAATGAGTGGCGTAACAGCATTGAAGAAGTCAGGTTCTGAATACTTCAAATATTCCTTAGAAACTGGCACGATAACGGCCAACTTTTGAGCCGTCAACTTAGCAGGAAGCAATGATGGCTTACCTGTTGCAATACGTTGCGTTTCACCGTTCCAGTAAGCACCAGAAACGCCGGTCATAAATGAAAATGACTTTTCCTTTTGTCCTGCCATGTCGATCGGCTTTGCCAGTTGCAATACGGCTGATTGTCCCATCAAACGTTCCAAAACAGTTGTCTGAACGTTTGCAGGTACTTGTGATGTAGTTGTTACATTTGCTGGGTTAAATGATTGAACCATGTGTATTTCTCCTTATTTGATTACACGATTTTTTTCTGCCAATTCCATAAATGATCGGCCAGTAACTGAACCAAAAGAACCCGTGTCTTTTGGTGTTGATTGCTTAGAGAGTTCATCGACCTTTGATTTCACAGCATCAGCGATGACGGCCTTTAGATAATTGATATTGTTGTTTGTCTTTTCCACATCTTCTGACAACACCAAATCTGTTAGTTCGTCAGTGTTTGGAAGACCTGCTTCAGCCAATGTTGACTTGGCCTGAATGGAATATTCACGCATTTGCAATGACTTTTCACGTTCGGTCAACGTCTTTTCACGTTCGGCTTGTTCGGCCTTTGTCCGTTCCGCTTCTGTCATCTTTGCTAATTGCTTAGCCTTGTCTTCACGTGCTTTGGCTTCTTCTTCCCACTTGCCTCGAGCTGTTTCAATTGCCTTTGAAACTCGCTTGTCCATGAAACTATCTAGTTCAGATTGACTTTCAAAATTGATTCCGTCTTGCTTGACTTCTTCAGCATTGTCGTCAACTTGTCCTTCAACAGCTTCACTTTGTGTTGCATCGTTTTCCATTTTTTTACTCCTCCCACAAACGCTTAATTGACAGCAAAACAAAAAGACCCATACACGGCTTTTCAGCCCCATACACGTCTTTTTGTTCACACAGCTATCAAATACTAGCCCATGCACGATAATTGTTTTACAAGCCTTTTATGGCGACTTGCTTAGGTCGCATGATTAGTTATCTAGTGCCGGCACAATTGAACACATACAATTTGGATGGAACGGGTACATGTTTGTACCAATTTCAGCATCTGACATCTTATATGGCCCGTCTTTTGCAATGCTGATACATACCTGGCACGCCTTGCGTTCATAAATAATGTCATACATATCAATGCCAGTCTGTTTGTAACTGTCTTGCTGTACTTCACCCTGCACACGGGCCGTTTCCGTAATTAAAAGCCTTCCAACTTGCGCTGGTTGTGCTTGAAACACGTCTCTGAAGTCCTTGTTGAACTGATTAGGGTTTTTACCTTGTAAAATCACTCGGTTCAGCGTTTCAGATAACTTATTCTTAAGTTGTTCTTGGTTATTCCAGATATTATCACTAAATGAGTAAGAACCCTTACCAGCTAGTGAATAATTAGCGTTTACCATTGACTTAATAGCCGTTTCTGTAGCGCCAACACTTGAACCAAGGATAGTTGACTGCCGTTTGTACTCTTCCATGGCCTGACTCATCAAAAAGTCTTCCGTTTGGCTTGTTACTTTGCCGTTTAGCCGGTCAACTTCTAATTGCATTTCCAATTCCAACAATTTCAACCGGCTTACCCTAATTTTCAGGTTGTACAGCTTCAAATCCTTGTTTGCCTGTTCAGAAAAGTCTTTTTCAGCAACATATTGCTTCACTTTCTTCTCAAAACGTGTCACATCTGTCTTATCAGCCAATTTCATGGCATCTGCCATCGTCATTCCTTGTCCGCTTGCATAACGGGCATAATTCCTGACAATATCGTCTTGGATGTCTTGCAAAGCCTGTTCATATGAGCCATTAGTCACTTTTAATTCGTCATTGACTGCTTTCTTGATATCTTCAGCGTGGTCTAACTCACGTTGCACCCAATATGACTTACTCTTGTCCACCATCTACTTCATCCCCTTTGTCACTGTCAAACTTGACGTTATTCATGGGTTCAGACTGGTCAAGACCTTCTTCTTGTTCTTTAGCAAGATTGTTCTCTTCATTGGTGGCATCCGTGAAGTGTGTCTGGTCATACATCGTCTGGCGTGACAATGGAATACCAGCATTTGTCAGCATTTGCACTTCTTCAGAAACGGCATAAGGCAAGTTAGGTGTGAATGTTGCTGTTACTTGACCAACGGTTGCTAATCCATTAGATAGGTTTGAACTCAGACTGCCAAGCAACTGATAACGCTTAGACAAAGACCGCTTGAATGAGTTGATAGTCTGTGCAATGGCCTGCTCAAAACCAAAAATCTTGTACCGCATTGACACGCCACTTGCGTTTCCACTGAAGCTTTCATCTGAAAGATTAGGAACGTTTGAGAGCGTGAAGATGTCTTTATACAGTCTTTGTTGATAGTTTTCTGAAGCTTCTGAATTAAATTCAGTGTTGATATACTTGGCATCAACACTGGTTGTGTTTCCGTTACGGTCTGAACCTGATTGCAAGGCCAACACACCATATTTCTTGATGTTCTTAATCAATTGATTGACACCATCACCATCTGGTGCTTGAAAATCACCACTGATAACCAATAATGAGTTGACCACATCAGTCATGTAGTTTGATGTGTCTGAATTGACAGCATCGTAAGCATCAATCAAAGAAATCACATCTTCATACCAACCTGTCCGATAACGATTGCTGTTGTATTCCACAATTGGCAATGAATTATAGAAGTGTGGTGTTTCATCGACAACCGTCATTGAACCGCCGACTTGTTCAGTAATATTTTTGAAAGTGATAATGCTGTTAGTCGTGTACAAACTAACCGTGTACTGTGGCACACCTGAATTCTGCAAATCTTGCAACTGCACCAAGCGAACACCAGCGACCGGATTTTTCTCAATGGTATTGTCATAAACAACAAACGTTTCAAAAGCATTTGATAGTTTCACATTGTTTTGTGAATTTCCATCACGATATTGCAACTCATAAGCCCGGCCAAATTTAGCCACGTCATACATTAATTCATTATCAAGCGTTGCCACGTCATTATCATTATTGAATTCATCAACTGCTTCTTGTTGCTTATCATCAGGTACTGAATATTTGACCGGCACTGATGTTGAATAACCAGCAACGAACTGTGCAATAATCTTTCCGAAATTGTGTGCCCGGCGATAATCAGCTTTGCTGTCTTCATTGCGACTAGGTCGACTATAAATGTCAGTATTTAGACCTTTAGAATACTGATCTAAAACTTGCAATCGTGGAACTTGTTTGGCAAAGAAGTGACTAATCATCTTAGCCAACAATTCATAGTTGTTAGCCGTCAAATCGTCAATCGAGTTCACACGATAGTTGATATTTGATTCCGTTGAAAAAGGGAACTGACTCTGATTAAACAGGCCAATTCCCTTTTCAAAATTATTTACTTGCGCCATTTAGATATATCCTTTCAGCTTTGATAAGTCGTCAATTGACATGGTTGACTTTCCCTTTTCGATTGCTAACTTGTCGTTATAAATGACATAACGAATTGCATCCATTAAGTGATCGTTTTCCTTGACAACGTCACCATTCTTGCCCCAAACGTAACGATAGATTTCGCTCCTGAATGTCGGGCAGTCATCATAGACAACATTGAATTTATTGTTGTGTATCTTTTCAGCGACTGCTTCAATTCCATTTGAAACGTTCTTGTCAGCAAACACTGCTCGGATTCCGCTTTGTTTCAAGTCGTGAATGTGTTCAGGGTTTGCCGTATCACAGTAGAATATAATGTTGCCGAATCGTGATTGAATATCTTTCGCCACATTAATCCAGTGGTCGATAGGCTTTTTGTTGGCAACGTGTTCTTCCATCAATGTATACTTACCATTCTTGTAACCCATCACAGCAAAAGCGGTCGGGTGGTTGAACCCCCAGTCGACTCCAACAATAAAACGTTCATACGTATCATCAAAGGCCTGTTGCTTGCTAATCGTCATAGTGTCTTTGTCAAACTCTCCATACACAGCACCTTCACCAGATACCCACAATCCTAGGATGTCCCGGTCATAAAACACACCCTTTGGCACAGTTGCCTTGAAGTTCTTTTTATACCCTTCATCCAACATTTCATTATCGTCAAAGGTAAAATGATATGCCTGAATACCGTCATGTCCTGACTTTTCAATATAGTCTTTTAGCAACCAGTGTTCAGGGTTGTCAGGGTTGGTGTCACAAATTACTACCGCACCTTTACCTGAACAACGTGATCTAATTTCGTTGAACGCTTCTTGATTACAAAGACTCGCTTCATTGATGTACGCACCGAAGGCCGTCATTCCACGAATTCTTCCGATACCACCTACTGAACCGGTCGATGTCTGCACCACGTGAACACCCATTAAATCAAAGCCGTTGTATCTATCAGTCTTGATTTTGATACCCATGTTGTTTAGTTCAGCAATGATATTTCGCTGGATGTTAGATAATGTATAACCAGCCAAGATGTATTGCGGATTTTCAACACCAACTTCATTTGCGTTACGCTTAGCATTGGCAATCATCATGATGAAAAGTAAGTTGTTCAGGAATGTTTTTCCCGAACGTTTAGCCCCGTAAATAATCAGCAACTTCAAGTCGTCCATAATCCGGTTGACATCAGACACCACGTACTTTTGCTTAGCCGTCAGTTTCATTGATTTCACCTAAGCTTTCTGCGATGCTGCCAAGCAAATTGTCTTGCTGATTTCCGCCACCTTGTAACTCCTTAGCCTTAGCTGACAAGATGTCTGCTTCAGCGGTCACCTTGCGCAACTGCTGCTCGGCCATTTTGTCTGAACCAGGATAACGTTTAAGGATTTCTTTGGTAGCACTGATTCGTGTCTTTAAATCTGCTTCTTTCTCGGTTTCTTCAATACCAAATGGCGTGGACATGACGACCGTTTCCTTTATCTCACCTCTAGCTATACTAGTCAATAGTTGAACGGCTTCCTTGGCGCTCATAATGCGCTTAGAATCAATTTCAGCCATGCGCTTGTCTATGTATTCTTTGATGACAAGCTTTGACAAGTTTTGCTGTCCAATTTGTCTAGCCGTTTTCTTGCTGTAACCCGCTTTAATAGCGGACTGAGTAGCATTGCCTGACTCAATGTATTCATCTGCCCATTTAAGTTGCTTTGGTGTCAGTTTCATGTCATTGTCGCTCCTCCTTTCATGTTGATTTTTTATGTATTAAAAAAGGCAGCTACATGCCGTCTAAATGATTTCGTAATTCTTCTTGAAGTCATCAGGATTCAATGGATAACGGTTACCGTCTGCTTCCGTAATGATGTAATCGCCCTTGCTTGGTCATGAATCTTACCTTCTGGGTTCTGAATCTTTCTTTTAAAAATTACCATTGTTTATCTCCTATTCAAAATAACTAGCGAAAGGATAAAGCAGTTCATCGTTTTCTCTAGTATCATCAACGGTCATTGCTGTAACAGAAAATTCCATTGGCTTATCTTTATTTTGATTAATGTACTCGGAAGCATTATCAGGACTTGAAAATACACCTTCAACCCAAAGGCTATCTCCCCAATCATCCCCTGTTTCCTCACCAGTAACTAAGTATACTTTTTTCATTTATCTATCCACTTCATATGCTTTCCGTAATTGATCGCACCAAATCGAAAACCTGCCCGCATATTCGCATGGCGGTAATTGTGCTTTTCAGGGTGTTCATCTGTACGACTAGCAAAATGTTCGTTCACTTCGGTCGCCTGTTGCTTGTGGCGTTTGATACGCTCATTTTTTGATTCCATAAGCACCTCACAACGCTAGAGCACTCATCAAGAACTTAAATCCCGTGACTAAGATAGCGAACCCAGCAAATGTACCACCGGCAATCAAAGCAATTAACGCTACCCCTGATAGTGTCATAAACGTTGTACCGATAACCCAACCAACAACTTCTCCAATTTTTTCAAGCATTACTATCCTCCCAAATAAAAATGGTCAGTGCATTATTTGCACTAACCACTAAATAAAAAGAACCATTTCCAAAATGGAAACAGTTCGATATGTACGTAGTTGCTTTCCGCCAGGAAGCAACCACAGGCTCGCTAACAAGGTATCTAATCTTGGTCACGGCAAGCTATGATTCTGGATGGAGTCGAACCATCATCTGCAGATTAACCGTCCGCTGCTCTAACCATTGAGCTATAGAATCATCTGCCAACCATTCCAGGCCGGCTATTTCAAAGGAGCGTAGGTGTTTCCGCACCCCGCAGAAATTCTTTTGCAAAATTTCTATACTACAAATATAACACGTTTTTTAGGGTAAAAAGTCGCATGATAGTCGCATGTTTTCAGAGGGTCAAGTTTTCCACAGGTCTTGACCAATGAGAATTGTAATACTTTTCTTTAGCATGTTGCACATCACGAATGCACTGACTCTTAGATTTATAGACCATCTCGGCAATCTTGGGCCACACATAATTCTTTTGTTCGTCATAATGATAATCCAACATCGTGACGAGCTGTCGGTCAATTGTTTGCATAAACTGCTTAACCGATTCATAGCGAATGGTAAGCTGAATCATTTCGGGATCAGACTCTTCCCTAATAATCTGATTATCAAGAGCTCGATTGACTTCATTTTGTTTTTTCCCGCCACCAACATTTTCATCACGAACAGGATTATCAAACCGCAATTCAAAGCGGCGCCAATCAATCTGCTTTTTGATTGTTCCAGAGAAATAATCAGTAAATAACTGATCCACCGTATATCCCAAATCTATCACCACCTTTTAACAAAATCCTAAAAGAATAATATTCATCACTAACCTGCTCAATACCAACTAACCGTCCAACAGCGTACTGGTCATTGGATTTATCGGTAACATCAATAATCAAAATTTCGATTTCAGTGTCTTCAAATAAAGTATTATTTATTTTTTTAAATATCTTAGTGTTTTGATGATTTGCAGTAAATCTAAAAAAATTCTTATCGGGCTTGTCAATACTTTTAACAACACCTGATAGTAAAGTGGCGTTCTCTGATGTTGCTCTATTCAGAGGTCTAAAAAATATCTCAATCATCTTACATTTCCTAACTTCTAATACTGATTATCGTTAATCTTTGAAACCTCAACGACAATCTTCTCTTCGTCACTAAATCGCTTCTTGGCGTTGATGTCGCATATCATGGCATCATCCTTCCACAGAATGCCGTTTAAGGCGTCCTCGGTACTCTTAATGTAATTGCTCAGGTCTGGCTTCTTATTGGGCAACAGTTCCCCTGAAACGGCCATATCACGCTTCTTATTGCTTAGTGACTTAGGCGGAAGAATGTAGAAAGTCACGTTCAACTCTAGAGCACCGCTCAATGGCTCAAAATAGTTCACACTCTTTTCAAGGTTGGCTAAATATGCCAGCTTCTTTTTGTATTCAACAGTATTTTTTGGATCGTACAGGAAAGGTTTCCGCTTAGTATATGTTTTTGAACGGTTATACTCGCTCTTCATGCCTATACGTGGTCGTTCTTGTTGCTGTGGTTTAATATCAAACTCAATTCTCATTTTATGTCACCATTATCGGACTTAAACTCGTGAACCGCCACCTTTGGTCGTTGCCTTTCAAGTTCAGCAACTAACTCAATAGCCCACTCAATGCCCTTATAAATGAGATAGGCCACTACTGTGAGCAGATACATAGTCACAATGATTACTAGAGCGATTGCGGTAATTGGTAATGCCATCACTTCTCCTCCAATTGTTCAGGATTCTCGTGAATGTTGCCAATCACTTCAATGGTGTGATTATCGTTAGCGGCCCAATATTCTTGCCGAGCAACTTTGCCGGCAAAGTTAATGCAGTACCCATACTTTGGAATGTATTCAACAATTCCAATTTTGTCATCAGGCGATAAGATAACAACGTGCAACTTTACAATATCGCCCTCATAGATTCCCTTACCGTTCTTGTCATGCAGTCCTGTGAATTGTTCAAGTACAGCATTATGATCAACTGCTAATATTTCATAACCTGACAATTCGCCAACTTCGCCGTTGTACGGGTCAATTACATATTCAGCGCTACCAATGTATTTTTCGAATTCTATGTTCCACGCCCTAAACTTAATCTCTCTCATCACTCCACCTCTTCCGTATTTAGCCTTATGCTAGGTCGTTTACTAAATCGTTCCACTCGCCTAATTTATTGGCTGGGATATCATATTCAAATTCATATCCCATCATTTCGGCCGCTATTTGTCTCGCTGCATACTCGCCCATTTATTCGACCTCCAACATCTTCAAATTCATATTCCACTTTTTGTATTGTTCGTCTGTTAGATCAATTATTTTAGGTTCAAAATTTTCTAACAATTTTGTCGTAAATCTATAAGCAATTCCTTGCTCTTTCATCCGATTATCAAGACCCGTATAAGAATCAAGAAGTAGCTTTTCATCCTGGTACATTTCTCCAAGCGCTTCGGTAATATCAGTTACGCATCCAGTTTCATTAGCAGACGTATTAATTTCTGGAGACAATGGAAAATATCCATCTCCGTTCTTGTTTACCCAAAATGTAGCCTTAGTCATTTTCTTCCCTCTCATGTCGCTCATCTCTTTTTTTATCACTGTAACCAGTTGCTGATGGATAAAGCTTTTCAATTTCTTCAGTTATCCTGATACCTTGCAAATGATACATACCTAGGAACTTCTTATCGCCCCAATTATGCTGCTGCGTATGATGTTCACGACATAATGCCATGGCCCGCAACCCAACATGGTCCATCTGTTTTCGGCTGTTGGTAAATCCAACTGTGTCGATATGGGCCAACTCGGCTTGCCTACCGCAGATAACGCACATCTTTTTCATCATGCAGGCATACTCGAATTTGGCAATGTATGGATCATCTAGCCATTCAAGCGGTCGATAACTTAACGTCACATCGTGCTTGAAACAGAAATCCAGTAGCATGTCGATAAATGAATTGGCATCCGACATGTTTCCCTTTGATTTCGATAGGCTAAAGTTCTCAACTCCATAGAACTTGTCCATGGCGAAGTAGAACGCCCGCTTAATCAATTCAGGCTCTCCAGCGTATTTACCACCTATCTCAGACTTAGCAATATCGCCAATCAGTGCATAGGCAAAATTACGCTGTTTCAGGCTCACAGAGCGACCGTCTGTGAAAAGCAGGCTAACTACACTCGAACCAAATTTATCGAGTTCTATGAGCTTATCTGGCTCTGATAATTCAATTGTGACCACGTTGCCTCGTTTGCTAAGCAACTTGCCTGCAACTTCCATTCTTACCTCTTACGCCTCAGCTACTGCGTTAGTGCAATACCTTTTCAAAAAGTAATCCATACCCTTTTGGGTAACTTTAGTGGTCCGATTGACTCGAACCTGTCCGTTTTCCATGATTGTTTCGGTCGTGTTGACCTCGAACAATCCTTGCTTCACAAATTGATGATTGGGCAAATTGAACGACTCGCCCTTTCGTCTGCACAGATAACCTTCATCTCGCAACAACTGGAATAGCGTGTTTTGTCCAATTCGGAAGCCGTTCTGAGTTAAGAACTCAGCCAGTGTTTTAATGCTGCTTGTGTCCTTACTCGATTTGATACGCTTTCCAAAGTTGGCATCATCCATGACTAACTTCATCTGGTTTTGCGCAAAGATAACCATCTGGCTCATCTTGTACATTGGATCATTGAAGCGCTCTTCAATGTCGATAAAGTAGTTACGAATCTGATGGCCAACATCTGTTTGACTCATCATGGCAATATGCTTAGCTGACCGAACGTCAAGTTGGTAGTCTTGAATTACCCTCTTACCGCCATTTCCAACATATGTAGGTACACCTACACATGTATAATCTTGGTTTTCAACTAGTGTTCGACTAGCTGATTTCCACCATTCTTGGAAACGCCAATTAACTTGCAGCGCTTTGTAGAGTTCTCGTGCAGATACAGTTGGTTCTTTACCTGCCGATTCGTTTAAATTAACTAGATTAAATCCGCTCATCCTCTTCGTCATCTAGTGATTCCTTTTCGTTTTTCAAGATATAATCGACAGAAACGCCATATAACTCTGCTAGTAACACCAGATGTACGTCTCTCACGCTCGTCACGCCCGTTTCCATGTTGGACAGGCTAGATGTACTCATCTTCAACCCCTTTGAGGTTGCATAGCGACTAACGTTTGCAAGTGAGTAATGATTCTCCTGTCGCAGTTCTCTTAGTCGATTCATCATAGGTGTGTCTTCCTGAAAATCAACTTAGCCATCAGTTCTTCTTGGCTATCGTGTGGCTGTTTTTCTGCCATCTCCTGCAATTCAGAATTTTTGGCAAATTTTGGTTCTTTCATTCCCTCAAGTCCTCCATGCCGCCAAAGATAAGTTGATTGGCTTCTTTCTTCGCAATTAAGCGGCTGATAATTTTTTCGTGGTAAGAATGTTCCAGGCTGTTGTTACCGCCTGTAATCTTCTGGTTTGTCGTGACAATGTTGGTCTTGATCCGCTTACCAAATTCATCTTTGGCCTGACGAGCGTCAGCAACCTCGAAGAAAAACTTCTGCAGCGGTTCACTAGCTGTCTTATCACTGTTGCCCATTCCGCCAGCTTCTGAACCGAAATCATCAAGCACCAAGACATCAACCTCTTTCATCAATTTCTTGGTGTAATTAACCATTTCCTGTACTTGATTGTCGTAAAAGTTATGGATCTTATCTGATAGCGCAATCGTGCTGACAAACATCACTGTTTTATCTGAGTGAACCCGTAGCGCTTCAACCATCGCCAGAGCCATTGCGGTCTTCCCTGTGCCAGCTTTACCCGCCAGGAGTACGTTGATACCAGAACCATCAATAATTCGCTTAGAGAGCTTCCTAGCGCGTAATTTCAACTCTTCAGCTTTGGCTCGGTTTACCTGTTGGCTTGGGTCCCACAAATCTAAGCTGAACTTTTGTCGGCCAGAGCCACCCCAAACGCTCCAAGTATCAAATGTCTTGCGCTTAGCATCCATCATTTTTTGATAAGCCTCTTGATCAACCTTCATTTCACGCATTTTTATATAAGTCTGCATTTCTTCTGGAGTTAGACCGCTCAGATGTTCCTTAGCTTTTTTGTAAGCTTCAACGCTACTAAGGTCCTCATCCATTTTTTTAACTGCTGTTGATAGGCTGTCCATCTGTTACCTCCAATCAGAAGTCCCAATCACCATAAGCACTCTTCAAACGTTCCTGGTCTTCTCCACCAGCAACACTGTAGTCATCATCCCAAGACCGTTTGCTGAAGAATGTTTCTCCTTGCTTGATATAAGACTTTTCTGTGTTCGCCACTGTTTTGCTATAAGCAATGATTCCATCTTGAATCTGATTATTAGTAACTCCATCTTTAATCGCTTTTTGATAGTGCTTGAATGCTGGCTTTTTACCTTCTTTTCGAGGGTATAACTTCCAAAGCGCTTCAAAGTCAGCTTTCTCTTGTTCCAAATCTTTTGATAATTTCTTACTGGCTGGTTTCTTGGGAGGAATATCATTTCCCTTCAGGGGAATGGTGGTATTACTATTACCTAACCTATCCTTACCTAACCTATCCTTACCTAACCTAACCTGTGTCTCCATTCCGTCTACAACTTGTATACATTTTGTATACGAACCATTTTCATCGATGGCCAATTGCTCTCGCTCACTGGTGTAGATGGTTTTGTTGTACCTATCCTTTTGGATATAGTTGTGAATTCTCCAATCTTTGATGACAACAACTCCGCTATCAAAAGGGAGTATGAATTGTTTTGCTTCCAGCAATTTTCGGTCATCTTCGCTAGATCCAACCATCCGCTGAATTGTCTTAACGTTTGATATGAATCCATCATCATCGGCGTGCATATTCAAGTGAAAATATAGTGCTTGTGCTGACAAAGGCATTTCCAAAAATATATCTGTATCAGTCACTTTTTTACTTAACATTCGTCTCTGTGCCATTTGTTACTCCTTAAAATGGCAGATCATCATCTGAGATGTCGATTTCAGTATTATTTACTGCCGTTTGTTGGGTATGCTGTGATGATTCATTTTCTGCTCGTCGCTTTTCCGCTTCCGCTTTGTTTTCAAGCAATGAAAAGTTGTCAACGACGACTTCTGTGACATAAACACGTTGGCCGGAATTGTTTTCATAATTACGTGTTTGCAACCGACCTTCGATTGCTACCATTGCACCTTTACCAGTAAAGTTAGCCAGGTTCTCGGCCGACTTTCGCCAGATAACAGCGTTGATGAAGTCTGCTTCACGTTCGCCATCATTGTTCTTAAATGCCCGATTGACGGCCAATGAGAACGAACCAACAGCTACCCCTGATTGGGTGTAGCGAAGTTCTACATCACGGGTCATTCGTCCAATCAATACCACTCGATTAATCATGCTGTTCCCTCCTCTTTATCTGTTCTTTCTGCCTTTGCTTTAGCTCGTTCTAATAAGTCGTTCACCAACGCTTCTGCCCGTGGATAGTCATTGACTGTTAGGTTATTTAAGTTGCTAACATTTAGATGATCATTGACGTACTTGGTGAGTGTTGTCCCTGTCAATTTTTCGGCATTACTAATCGTAATTTTTAAGATGTTGACCTGTTCTTCTGAAACCTTCTCAGGTTCAACGTCTGGCAAGTCTTCTCCTGCATAGATGTAAAGGCCTAGACCAAACATAGCCAAATTCTTTACAAGACACCGCATAACAGCCTTATTCTCGTCTGTTGAAGTCGGCTTCATTAGTGACTTGTTACGCATGTCCATCACAGGCAACCACATACCAAGCGTCCGCCCTTGAATTGTGACAGACGTCTTAACCGAGTATCCCCGTTGAGGATTTCCGAATAAATATCCGCCATCTTCGGCTTCTTTAACCTCATAAGTTGTGTCAGGGTAATTCTTCATAACTTCTGAGATAGCCCATGGCCATGACAAGTAATTAAAGTTTCCTTTTTTTTCGATATGGTCTTTGACATCAATTTCACTCAGTGTCTTAAATACTGATTTTGTTTCAGTCATGATACCTCCTAACCTTCACTAGTTCCTTGAAATTGGATACCCTTTCCATTCAAGAAGTCAGCAATTTCTTGCAACTCATCACGAGTACATGCAAACACCTTAAACGAACGATCATAGCGTTCTTCAACCGGTTTGATTACTTCGCCTGTTTCTTCGTCAACTTGCTTTGTTTGCGCTTGTGAGATGGCTTTTTCACGCTCTGCACGTTGCGCTGCTTCCTGTGCTTCTCGTTGTTGGTTAGCCCTCCGCACATCGAACTTCATGCCTTCAATCACATCAGGCATCGAATGATTATCCAACTGTTTGATGTAAGGGGCTGGGTTGACATTTAATTGACTAGCAAACTCCTTAACCATCTTGATTTCATTTTGTTCAGTCTTCTGGTTTGCTTTGTCAGTCATGATGGATAGTGTTAATTCGTTATCAATGAAACTGTCCTTTGGTTCAGTTCCGTTGAAGTTCTTCTTGTATAGCCACTTTTCATCAATGGGAATCCGTGGTTCATATGGCGTATCTTGATACTGACTGTCAATGTACAGCTTGATTTTGGCACGCCACTTTTCTTTCCACTCTTCTGTATACTTATCAAGTTGAACCTTGATGTTGTCCGAAGCCGACTTCAACTGCTTTTCGGCATTCATCATCTTTTCTTTGACTGGCAGCCAAGGAGCGAGCATGTTATTTTCAATATCAGAACGCCTGGAAGCCGATTCCTTAACCATCTTGTTAATCAGCGCTTTTTCGTCCTTAGCACCCTTCATGGTTTCTTCTGTCACGACAAAGTTGTTGCCATATTCAACATACTTATCGACCATGGATAGGTACTGATCTAAGTTTTTAAACTCAATCTTGCCGTCTTGGATTAATTCAGACGGAAGTGTAATTGCTTCTGTCATAGTTCTGCCACCTCTTCACGTTCTTGTTCACGTTCCCATTTCGCTTCGTCAGCTAGATGTTGCTCTAAACCATCTGCAACCCTATTTCCTGTTGTTGCCATATTTAGTCCTCCCATCCGATTAGATATGCTGGTCTGACTCCGTAAAACTTAGCTAATTTTTCCCATGTTGATTTTTTTGGTTCAATTTTATTGTTTTCATATCTAGATAAATTCACATCACTAATTCCAGTTTTTTCTGAAATTTCTTTGAGCGTTTTACTTTGTTTCTTGCGCATTTCTTTCAATCTGTTTTTACTCATACGTCCTCCGTGGTACAATAGAGGCATAAAATTATTTCCCGATAATTTATGCCTAAGCTCGCTCTGCTAAGCGGGCTTTTATTTTGCTTTCTTTTTGTCATCACATCCTAGTGAGTAGCCAATTTCAAACGCAGTTACTGTGATGACTACCAGTGTGACCAACGTGGCTACAATCGACCATAATTGGTTAAATTCGCTCATTATTTCTCCTCTACATTTTTGGATTGTAATTAGTAATGCTGTCCAAGAACTCCGCAATTTTAAACTCTACGTAGAATGGTTTTTCTCGACCAGGAACTGTCGTGTATGGACAACCAGGCATGTTAATCAATATCTGAACGTTGTCTCTCGTTGTTTCCATTGCTTCTGCTAAATCTCCAATACTGTTAAACCATCTCGCTCCGTTACGTGACAGTGGTTCGATTTCTTTCTTCATGTGAGTCACCCCCTCTTTTTTATTTTTTTGCTATCCTTTAGTTACTGGCAGTGACGTGCCTAGTAAATTAGAAAGGATAAAATATGTTTATTTTTTTAAATAAAACAAATAATGAAAACAAATTTGTAGATGGCGTTTCCAAAGCAGAAATTTTGTTTAAAGACCAACAAAATATTATTTTTGAAGACATGCAAGATGCTTCCCAAGCTTTGTTTAAAGATAATTGGATCAGTGTAAAATTTGATGATAAATTATCTTTATCTGGACGTTCATACCTACTCACTGATTTCAGTTCGTGACATTGAAAGAATATAGTCAACCTTATTGGTTGGCTTATTTTTTTCATCAAAAACTCGTTTGACGTTTATTTGATCTAAATTCCAATCCTCAAAATAACTGCCAATTGATTTCAACGTGTTTTCCTTGAATTCTTTTTGCTGTTTCAAATCAAACCTCCTTTCTGTTTTCTGTTATCCTTTTATTACTGGTAGTGATGTGCCTAGTAAATTGAAAGGAGTTAGATTATGAAATTAAACCTTAACCAAATTAAGATTGCCCAGATTGCTTTGAACACAATTTCTGAATTGACTGAAAACGCAAAAATTAATTTTAAGTATGAAAACAGCTCAATTATTGTTGCTTATAATAATCAATTTGTTCAAGCAGACTGGATAGAAAATGATCACTTGAATAATTTCTATAGCAAAGCCCGAAGTGACATTTTTAACAGTCATCTTGAAAAATTTACACACCCGTTTTCAGAAGATAAACTTAAATATTTAATTGGCAATTTCGAAGATTTAATCAATTTAATTATTGAAATTGCAACTGATGTTGATATTGATTTATCAGAAATGTCAGTTGGAAATGTTCAATTTTTGAGCAATAGTTCAACTTTTGATGACTATCATTTTTCTTCTGATTCTGAATTTGAAGTCGTTTCATTATCTGGTTCAATTACAGATAATTCAGGAATAAATTGATTGATTTCATCAATTGCTTCGCGAAGCACAGTCGCTGCAGATTGTGCTTTTTTTAATGACTTTTCTAATTCGCTATAATTACTGATTGTTGCGTTCATAATGAATTCTTTGTTGAATTCTTTTTTAGACATATTGTTTTCCTTTCTTACAAATCAATTCCCAAAATCTTGGCAGCTTGCTTCTGAATCTCAATATCACGTGGTGTTGTGTTGCCCTTCAACGCTCGGCTTAATTGAGCAGGTGACGTGTGCAACATTTCAGCCAATTCAACTTGCTTAATGTTGCGTTCCCACAAGGCATCCTTGAATTTCTTTTCAACATTACGTGATAGACTTTCCAATTCCGTCATTTTTATTCTCCTTTCAGTAATTTTTTCATCAAGTTGTTGACTGATTTTACTGTTTACAGTACAATCAGGGTATAATAAATAAACAAGAAAAACATATACGACTACTGCATGACCGCCAAATCATTTATTTAATCGCTTGTTTTTTGCTTGGTTATTTATTGCTTAATTACTTGATGAATTAATAATAACGGTAAACAGTAATTATGTCAACACTATTTTTCTGTTTTCAGTAATTTTATTTCGTCAAAAATGGGAGAACCGTTGATATGACTATATTTGACAACATAAAAATAATTGCTAAAAAAAGGGGAATGAATCTAAAAACAGTTGCTCAAAAGTCTGGTTTAGGAGAAAACGCAATCTACAGGTGGAAAAATGAAACGCCTAGAATTGACTCTTTGAACAAGGTTGCCAAGACTTTAAATGTAAAAGTATCAGAAATAACTGGTGAAGATGAAACAAAAAATAAACCTTCTAAAGTTGACATCTTAGACGATGAAGTTATCCTTGCTTTTGACGGTATGGAGATACCTGAAGAAGATAAGGAAAAGTTACTTGATTATGCTCGCTATGTTATGGAACAACGGAAGCAAGGAAAGCGTGGAAGAATTAGATGAATGAATTTGTTGATCAGTTAGAAAACATTGCATACAAGAATGACATCACTATTCTTGATGTGTATGATTTAGACAAATCAACATCCGACTGTGCCATCATGTCGGTCAGAACAATATTTATGAACTATTCATATGATAAGGTTTCATATGCTTTCAGATTGGCCCATGAGATTAGCCACATTTTATTTGGTAATCCAGAATCACAAAACGTCTACTATTTCAGCGAGTGTGGCAAACGTGGTGAAGAACTATGTGCACATCGACATGCCATTGAATTATTGATGGGCATCGAAAGGCCAACTACCCCACTAACATTCATGGACTATTTCAAAGTTCCTAGTTGGTTATCAGATGAAGTGACGATTAGCTATAATAAAGTTAAAATTTAAATACGGGAGGTATTATTATGAACTGTGCAATATGTGGTAATAAGTTAAAGTCTTTTCAGGGTTTTAAAGTAAATAAAGTTAAGCAAGATTTTGTTAGAAAAATATGCGGTAATTGTGTAGCAAATCTTGGTATTACTAAAATTGATTCTGAAACTAAAAACGCACTACTACTTTCTCATATTGAAGATTTAAAAAATCTAATTGAAAATAATGAAAAATTTAGCGCAAGCGTTCAATTAGAAAAATCTTCTACAGAAAAAGAAGAAGAGCTAAAAAACGAAATCGAACAGCAAGAAAAATTTAATGATGTAAAAAATGATTTTATTATCAATGGATCAATTTATTCAGATGTTTTAATGCGTGATGATACTAAAGAAATTCTTTTAACGAAAAATAATTCTTCATGGTATAGAGTATTTCAATATTCTGATATTGAAACGTTTGATCGTAAAATTGATGAAGATGTATCTTATAACACAAAGAAAAAGAACGGAATTACAAGAGCAATTGTAGGTGATATTATTGCTGGTCCAGTAGGGGCAATTGTTGGTTCTGGAACTGCAAAAAGCAGTTCTACTGAAAATCGTGAAATAAAATCAATTGATTTTTCTATTAGATTTAATTCTGGTTATGTTTATTCAATTAGTTTTTCTGGTTCAAATAGTGATATTAAAAAAGCCGATTCTTTATATGTACATTTAAACGGAATTATCAATTCAAACCAAAGCACCATTCAATCATCTGATAGCAGTTCAAATAACATAGATGATCTAACAAAACTAAAAGAATTAGTTGATGCTGGTGTGCTTACTGAAGAAGAGTTCACAGCTAAGAAGAAACAAATATTAGGTATTTAATCAATGCCCCCTTGTGGGCATACATAACAAATTAGGGCGCAAGCCTTTTTATTTGTACCAAAAAGGAGATATTATGGCTAGTTTTGTAAAATTAAGCCCAAATAATTGGAGAGCATTCACATCAATCACGGTAAATGGAAAGAAAAAGCGCCCAAGCAAACAAGGTTTTAAGACAAAAAAAGAAGCCCAATTATGGGCATCATCAATTGAATCTGGTGTTGCTGAATCATCAAAAAGTAAATATGAAGATATGCTATTATCTGATTATTTTGAAAACTGGGTTGATACTTATAAAAACGATTTGGAAAGCGCCACTATCTATCAGTATCAAAACACACTGGATAACATCAAAAAATATTTACCACATACTATATTGACCGATTTTACACGTTCTGATTTCCAAAACTTTATCAATGATTTCGGTTCAGACCATTCCAAAGAAACTGTTGCTAAACGAAAAAACCATATCAGCCAATCGCTAAAAGATGCCTATGCTGATGGAATAATCGACAAAGACCCTACTATCAGAATTAAGCTAGTCGGATTAAATGGTAAATCAGCTGATGATAAATTTCTTGAAACAGATGAACTGATTAAATTGAATAATTATGTATTAACTAAATTAGCTGAATATCCACATGCTAGTTCTTATCTTGCTATTTATATATCAATCCATACTGGTATGAGAATTGGCGAAATCATGGCACTCGATTCATCTGATATTCATTTCAAAAACAAAGTGATTTCAGTCAATAAAGCATTAGATCAGTATGGACATGTTAAATCAACAAAAACAGAATATAGTAATCGTGTGATTACAGTTGATGATGACCTATTAGCACAACTAAAAGGCATCGATGGAAGAGTGGCCAACATCAGTAATTATGGCGCTGGTAAGACACTTAAAAAAGCAATTAAAGAATTAGGAATAAAAGAAGTCACTTTTCATGCCTTACGCCACTCTCATGGCAGTCTTCTTCTATCACAGGGTGTTGATATTAAATACGTTTCAAAGCGCTTAGGTCACAAGAATATATCGACTACAATTGATACCTATACACATCTTTTAGATGCTCAAAAGGTGACTGAAGATGAAAGGACATACAACATCATGTCTTCTATTTTTTAA